TGTGGTGAGGGGCGATCAAAACTACATACAATGACCGGCCTGCCGCGAAGTCAGCGCCCGTCCTGCGCGCAACCGCCCGCCCCTCTTTGGCTTACGCCCCACATCAAACGCGCCCCGCTCCACTTTCGCCGCGAAAGGAGCCCACGCGTGGCTGACCAGCAAGCACTCTTCGCTGGCGTAGACACCTCCCCCCGCGCGAAGGGCGACGCCAAGGACGTCGAGCGCCGGCGCGCCCGCCGAGCCGCCGCCCGCGACGTCAAGGTCCTCCAGGTCGCCGATCCTGCCCGCCGCGACCGCTGCAAGTTCAGCCTCCTCCGCTTCCTCGTCACCTATCTCGCCGCCCTCTTCCCCAAGCGCTTCTCCTGGAAGCATCTTCACGACATCCACCGCCTCCAGATGTGCATCCTACACGGCCGCCGCTACGTCATCGCCGCGCCACGCGGATCCGGCAAATCCACCATCGTCATCGGCGCCTGCCTCTGGGCACTCCTCTACGGCCACCGCGCCTTCCTCGCCATCCTCTGCGCAAACCACATCAACAGCGTCGGCCGCCTCGACTCCATCCGCATGGCCATCGAGACAAACCCCCTCCTCCACGAAGACTTCCCCGGCCCATGCGCCTGCGTCCGCGCACTTCAGGGCGCCTGGAACCGCGCCAACGCCCAGACCGTCGCCGGCGACCGAACCTACATCAAATGGGGCGGCTCCGACATGCTCGTCTTCCCCACACTCAAAGGCGAGCCCTCATCCGGCGCCTGCATCGCCACCCGCTCGATGAAAACCGCCATCCGCGGCATCAACTACATGACCCCCGAAGGCATCATGCGCCGCCCCGACCTCGTCCTCTTCGACGATCCCATCGAGAAAGAGCAAGCCGAATCCCTCACCCTCGTCGAGAAGTACGAAGACAAGATCAAGCGCGACGCACTCCAGCTCGGCGGCCCCGGCATCTCCATCGCCGCCGTCATGCTCATCACCGTCATCAAAGCCGACGACCTCGCCTCCCGCTTCCTCGACCACGAACGCTACCCCATGTGGTTCCGCTCCAAATGGAAACTCATGGACGCCATGCCCGACGACCTCGAACTCTGGGAAACCTATCACGACCTCCGCATCCGCTCCCAGGAGAAGCACAAAGACACCCGCCTCTGCGACCGCTTCTACAAACGCAACCGCAACAACATGGACGCCGGCGCACGCCCCACCTGGCGCGAGCGCTTCAAACACGAAGAAGGCGAGATCTCCGCCACACAGCACGCCATGAACATCTACTTTGATGAAGGCCCCGAAGTCTTCCACGCCGAATACCAGAACGAACCCGAACCCGCCGACGCCGACGTCTCACTCGTCCTCGACGCCTATCGCGTCGAACGCTCCGGCTCCGGACTCGACCGCGGCATCATCCCCAACGACGCCATCGCCCTCGTCGCCGGCGTCGACGTCAACAAATTCGGCTGCCACTGGGCCGTCCTCTCCGCCGCCCCCGGCCGCATCGTCAACGTCGTCGACTACGGCGTCCAGGGCATCGACGCCCCCGTCGGCCGGATCGATCCCGATGACGACACCAAGCGCCAGGCCCTAGAGCTCGCCATCCTCGGAGGCCTCCGCCGCCTCCGCGAAAAGCTCACCGATCCAGACAACCCATTCCGGCGGCTCAGCGGAGAAACCATCGGCCTCACCCTCGCCCTCGCCGACTCGCGTTGGATGGGCAACGTCGTCGACCGCTTCTGCGCCGAGACCGGCAACCTCTTCTTCGGCGCGATGGGCTGCGGCACGCAACGCAACCAGCCCAAATTCAGGCCGCCCAAAGGCGCGCAGCTCTCGCGCGACGGCAATGTCTACGTCAAGTTCGACCCCATCACCGACGACCGAGGCAAACCCGTCGGCCAGTTGCGCCGCTTCATGGCCCACTCCGACAGCTACAAGCAGCAGCTCCACGCCGGCTTCTTCCTGGCGCCCGACGAGCCCGGATCCGTCCGCGTCTTCAGCCCCAAGCACCGCAAAGACCATCACTCCTACGCGCGCCACCTCACCGCCGAACTGCAGATCGAGAAGAGCCCCGGCGTCTTCGTGTGGGAATCCGTCCGGGGCCGCGCAGACAACCACTATCTCGACGCCACCTACCTCGGCCTCTGCGCCATCAGCATCCTCGAACACCGCCTCCCCGCCCTCGCCATCACCGGAATCGTCCGCGAGGACGAAGAGGCCAAACCCAAACCCAAGCGCCGCGCCGCGGTGCAGATCGAACAGGTCGAGATATGAAAGGAGAAATCATGCCCGCGAACTGCCCGAAATGCGGAGCGTATAGATCTCACAGGAGCGCCGACGCAACTATATTCACGTGCGGCTCTGTCACCTATGAAGGCTCACTTCCCTTCGAGTCCAGTGATTTGTGCCAGCGCATCACCGGCCTTAAGGCGTGCCTCGCGACGGCCGAGGCCAACCTTGCAGAAGTCAAGAAGAAGCTCACCGCCATGCACCGCCGCTGCCAACGCGCAGAAGCCGGGCTTCCGGCGTGGGAGCAGATCAAGGCCAAGTCCGACGGCACAGTCAAAGGCTTTAGCCGCGCCCTGCTCGTCGCCACCATCCAGAAGCTCGAGGCCGAGCGCGACCGATACAAGAAGACCATCCTGGACGCGATGGAAACGGGGCGCGGCGACGCCGCCATTCCATGTGAGTCTCGCGAGTGCGGCGGCTGCGATGACGATCAATCGCCCTTGTGCGACGACTATCTCTCTGATTTCGTCGAACGCGCCCACGCCCACATCAAGGACAACGAAGCACTTGCGACCGAACGCGACGCCCTCCTCAAGCTCACCGAATCACTCGACTCGCATCCCGACGACTACGACGGCCCATGCTGGTGCAAGACGTGCCAGTCCTACGCCGCCGAGAACCACGACCCCAACGCATGAAAGGAGCCCGCTCATGAAACGCATTAGAGCCATCTGCCGCTGGCTATGCTGGAAGTTCGGATGGGGATCCATGCCCGCCGACGGCCTTCCCGGATTCCATGCAACGCCCCCACCGCCAAAGCCGGACGCTCGCCCCGTCGACCACAAGGCCTGCTGCGTCTATCACGTCAGCGCCGGCAAAGACTATCCCCTCGACGAACTCATACAGTCGAACGCCCGCTGCATGGGCACGCTCAACGCCGACCCGCTCAAAGTCGGCGACACCCTCTTCGCCCCGCGCCTCGCGCAGATGACATGCGCCACCGTCACGCCCGTCGGCCAGCCGGGCGGAACCATCTGGCAAGTGACCCTGCTCGCCGAAATCAGACTGCGCGGATGGGACTTCTTCGTAAACGACGACGGCGACATCAGACGCTTCGAGGCCTATCGGACCGAGTCCTGGCCGACCCCCGCCCCATGGACCCTGATCGACAAGGAGCCCGCCACTGAATGAGAACCCGCCGCACCTTTCGGGAGCATTGAACCGTGAGTTTTAGAACAGGAAGGGGAAGCAAGATGGACACTCCGACAGACGCCCCCCAGGGACACAAGTGCGAGATCTGCGGGAAGAAGTTCAAAACCGACGGCTGGCTCGAGCGGCACATGAAGCTCCATAAGATCGAAGCCCGCGAGAACAGCGGCAGCCAGGCGACCCGCCCGCCCGTCTCCAGCGGCAAGCAACCGAAGAAGAAGACCCGCGTGCCTCGGAAACCGAAGCACACCCCGGCTCCGGCGCCAAAGCGCAAGTGGGAAGGCCTCGTCCCGATCGACCGCGTCAACGAACTCAAAGCGCAACTCGCCGACAGAAACAAAGAGATCCTCGAGCTGCAGCAAACACTCGCAGTTCAGAACCTGCGCGTCGGCAACCTCAAGAGCGCGCTGCAGGCCGCGCACACCGTCGTCAGTCTCGGCCTTAACGCCGACGTCGCCCGCCCCCAGGGGCAATAACGAAACCCGAACTCTTACTCGAAAGGAGCAACGTAATGCCGGCCAGCAAAGCGAAGACGAAGACGACGCCCCCCGCAAAAAACAGCCGCAAAAAATCCTCTGAGAACTCTGTGCCCTCTGTGGCTGACGTTCGGATCCGCGCCCTGCCCGTCGCGGACATCATCCCCACGCCGGACAACCCGCGCGTGATCGACGAGAAGGCCCCCGCCTTCCTTGAACTCGTCGAGAGCGTGCGGGGCCAGGGCGTCCTTGTCCCCGTGCTCGTGCGCGCCCATCCCGACAAGCGCAAGAAGAACAAATGGGACCTGCGCTACGGCGAGCGGAGAGTACGCGCTGCCCTCGCAGCGGGCCTTACGACCGTCCCCGCCATCGTCCGCCAACTGACGGACGAAGCGGCCTTCGAACTGACCTTCGCCGAGAACTACGCGCGCGAGGACCTCACGCCCATCGAGGAGGGCCGCGCCGTCGAGACGCTGGCAGCCAAGTTCCACGGCGACGTCAAAGCCATCGCCGCGAAGCTCGGCCGCTCGGAGAAGTGGGTCCACCTGCGCATGCGCCTGCAAACCCTGAGCAAGTCCTGGCGTGATCTCGCGGCGCAGAACCCAACGATGACGGTCGGGCATCTCGTCGCGCTGACTCGGTTCACCGCCGAGATCCAGGAGATGATCTGGGATGAGGAGCAGTGGGAATTTAACGAAATCCCCGTCCCGTCTCTGGCCGAGTGGGAGTCCAAGCTCAACAACGAATGGGTCCGCGCGCTTGCCGCCGCTCCCTTCGACCTGGCCGACGCCACGCTCGACAAGAAAGCCGGCGCATGCACGAATTGCATCAAGCGCTCATCCGCCCAGGGCCAGCTCTGGCACCAGCCCGAAGAGACGGCCGACGAAATCGCCAAGTCCGATCGCTGCCTCGACAACGACTGCTGGCACCGCAAACTCCAAGCCCACGGCGCCGCGCGCCTTAAGACACTCCACGCCGAGCATCCCGACGCCGTCGTCGTCAGCGTGCATCAGTGCTATTCGGGCGCCCTGCGCGACACCCGCGAGGCAAGCAAGGCCTTTGCCAACGCCATGGCCTCCGACAGCTACACGGAGGTCAAGAAGCAGGGAGAAAACACCGTCGAGGCCATCGTCGTGGACGGCCCCGAGCCCGGCCGCCTCATCCACATCAAGAAGACCGACTCCGGCCGCGGCCGCGGCGTCTCGTCATCATCGTCATCCAGCCCGAAAACCGCGTCTACGCCCACGCCCCTGAAGGCCCGCCGGAAGGTCCTCAAGTCCAAACGCCTCGCCGAACTCCTCAAGCAGCTCCTCGAGAAGGTCGAGCCCGTCACCTTCGAGGATCTCGACATCGTCCATGTCGGCGACCATGCGGCAAAACTCGGCCGACTCGTCGCGTGCATCGGCACCATCCGCTCAGAGACTCATGCCGGCGATGACGCCTGGTCGGACTACGATGCCCTTCCCGACATCGGCCCGGACTCCGCGAAGAGACTCTGGCCACGCGTGCGCGAGGTCCTGCTCGCCCGCCTCCGCTCCGGCTCGCCCATCACGCAGACGCATCACTACTACGAAGAAGAGTCCAAGCGCGTCGCCGAATTCTGCGGCATCGACTGGGACGAGCTCTGGGCCGCCGCCTGCGAAGTCTACAAAGAGCCCAAATCCTGGGCGAATCTCAACGCCGACGGCACCCCGAAGACGAACGGCAAGGCGAAATCGAAACCGAAACAGCGAACTGAGACCCCCGGAATCTGCCGCGTGTGCGGCGGCCCGGCCTTTGGGACAGACACGCTGTGCAAGCTCTGTATCCCCTGCTGTGCGGACTGCAGCGCCAAAACGAAAGCCGATTGTAAAGGCTGCACCTCAGCCAACCGCCAGCAGCATAAGACCCATCTCGCAAAGAAGAAAGCCGATGTGGCACAGCCCGCCCTGAGCCGGCCGAATGGGCCGCCCCCGGCTGTGAACAAGAAGAAGAGCAAGAAGCTCCTCCCCGTCTTCTCAACCGAGCAGCTCGCCGCCGCTCGCAAACGCCCCCACATCGAGATCCCCGACGGCCCCTCGCTCCTCATCATCCAGGAAGCCGACGACATCTTCGCCTGCTGGTGGATCTCCCCCGCCGGCGAAACCGAGAAGCGTCTCCCCAAGAAGTCCTATCCCGACTGCGACGATATCGCCGACGCCATCGAAGACATCAAGAGCTACGCCAACGAGCACGGCCATGACATCATCAACCCCGCCCCCGAGGAGGCAGACGAATCATGAAAGCAGGAGAATCCGGCATCGATTACGTCGACTTCTCATGGGGCCCCTGGCGCGGCTGCCGGAAGGTCGCCGCGGGCTGCCTCTACTGCTACGCAGAACGCGACATGAAGCGCTACGGCCGCGATCACTCGAAGCTCGAACGCGCGAGCGACGCCACCTTCTACGCGCCGATCGCCAAAGACCGCCAAGGTCACTACAAGTGGCCGTCCGGATCTCGCGTCTTCGTCTGCCCCTGGAGCGACTGGTTCTTAGAGGACGTGCCGATCGAATGGCACAATGAGGCCCAGGCCGTCATGCGCATGCGCCGTGACCTGACGTTCATCATCCCGACCAAGCGCCTCGCCCAGGCCGCACCCTGGCAGGGCCAGCCGAACATGATCCTCCTCACTTCCGTCTCCACGCAGGCCGACCTCGACCGCGAGGCCCCCAAGCTCCTCCAGATCAGCGCCGACTACTTCCCCGTCAAGGGCCTCAGCCTGGAGCCGCTCATCGATCCGATCAGTTTGAGATGGTGCTCATGGGGATGGAATTCGCAAAGCACAACCGGGACGAACGAACATGATGGGCTAAGATGGCTCGATTGGATCGTCATCGGCTGCGAATCGGGACCACAACGCCGTCCGTGCAAGCTCGCATGGATCCTCGACATCATCGAGCAGTGCAAGGCGGCGAAGATCCCCTGCTACGTCAAGCAGATCCCGCTGCCCAAGCTCTCGAAACGCGGCCGCTACAACGCCATGGTCGAGGCGATCACGTCAAAGAGCGTCGCCGACTGGGACCTCGCCTGCAAAGACCACGACTGGACCGTCTCGCGCGATCCGTCCGAATGGCCCATCGCCCTGCGAGTCCGGCAGTTTCCCCAAGCCCGGAAAGGAGCATCATGATCGATCGACTGATGTGGATCGTCGCGATCTTCAGCCTCACCGGCACGCTGCTCGTCACGCATCGCCGGCGCAAGGGATTCCTCTTCTGGATCGGCACGAACTCCGCATGGATCGTCTACGACGTCCACAAGAGCGCGCTCGCCCAGGCCGCGCTCATGAGCATCTATCTCTGCCTGGCAATCTACGGATATTTCAAGTGGAAGCGCATCGCGACCACAGAGGAAAGGAGCGACTGACATGGCAAAGAAGAAGGACTCGAAGAAGCAAGCGCAGACGGGAGACCTGCTGCCCCCCGACGCGAACGTCGCCGCGCAGAAGGCCGGGGAGAAATCGGCCAAGCCCGCGCCTGATGCGGCCACCACGCCGCCCCCCGACGCGCCGCCCGTGGACGAAACCAAGGGCAAGCGCGACTACACGCCCAACCCCGTCGTCACGGAGATCCCCGTCGCCTGCCCGCGCTGCAAGAGCACGAACAGCCGCATCACAAAGACGACGACCTTCCCGCATCGCCCGCTGGAGATCGCCGGCAAGACGTATCCCGGCCGCATCTGCCGCCGCCGCACCTGCCTCAAGTGCGGCCGCCGCTACGTCAGCAATGCGCCCTACGAGCCGGAGCCGAAACCCACGCCGCCCAAGCCCTGCGATCTCTGCGACGGACGCGGTATGTTCCCGCGCGACCCGAAGACCGGCGCGAAGGCCCGCCTATGCCCGGCCTGCGACGGCAGCGGCCTTGAAGAAACTCTCGCTGAAGACGCCAAGAAGTGATATAATCTGCTCATGCAACTCAAGCGAAATGGAGAATCATTATGCTGACCGAAGCCAAAGTCCGAAAGATCGCGCAACGCGAGGCCGCGCAAATGCTGGTCGACGTTGCGCACGCTTTGAACGCCATTGTTGCGGCGCACCCCGGACAGCCGATGTCCGCCGAGGACGTCGACCGCGCCCTCGGCGCCGTCGCCGTGCCGATCCTGAAACCGTAGGAGATGCTTGGTATAATGCGCATCATGAAATCGCTGCGAGCCTGGACAATCGTCGTCTGCCTCATTGCCGGCTGCGCTGCGCCGTCCGTCCTCCATAGCTCTTCGCCGTCGAAGCAGAGCGACGGAGGATGGACCGTCGTCCGCGTCACGGACGGCGACACGTTCATCGTCCAGAATGATGCCGGCAAACGCGAGCGCGTTCGACTTCGCCGCGTCAACGCGCCCGAACTCGACGAGCCGGGCGGACCCGAAGCGCGCGACGCGCTCGAGGCCGCCCTGCTCGGAAAACGCATCAAGCTGACCATCTACGCGCGCGATAAATGGGGACGCATCATCGCCGAGATTCCTACAGAATAGGAAAGTTTTGGGAAACATTCCTACGCTGTAGGATTCTTTTCGCCCTCCCCCCGATTTTACCGTTGACATTGCCCGATTCTGATGTAAATAAGAGATAGACGCGGCCACGAGCCGCAACGAAATTCAGAGCGCCTGTGCAGAGGCTGCACCCTCTCGCAGGCGCTCTTTTTCGTTTAAGGCAGAGCGATGCAGTTTGAGCAACTGACGGAGATCTCGGGCATCACCCTCCTGCACGTTGCGGACGCGCACGACGCCGGCCAGGGCACGCTCACCGCCGAGACCGCTGACACGCTCACCTGGCTGGCCCCCGGCTCCGAGACCGCAGGCGACGAAGTCACGATCGCCAACGGCGAGACGAAGATCATCGCGGACGGCGATGACGCGACCCAGTTCATCGTCGTCTCGCGCACGTCCGCGAGCGACCTCGACGGCACGTGCGTCCTGCTGCTTCTCACAACCAAGTCCACGCAGGAGCGCCTCGAGGAAGTTGACGCCGCGATCTCGCAATGTCTGAAGGCACAGGCCTCCGGCCAGGGCGACAGCAACATCACGCGCGCATCGCTCGACAGCCTCCGCCGCTATCGCAAGGAACTCTACGCCGAACTGCTCCGCGAGCAGGAAAGCAGCGCGCGCGTCGCGCAGGCCGATATGAGCGGGAACTTCTGATGCCACGAAAACGGAAAAACAGAAACCGCAATCTGGGGCATCCGAACGCGCCCCTCGCCGACTACGACGCGACGAACAACAAGAAGAAGCGCCAGGCGCCGCGCTCGTCGATCAAGTCCGAGGACGCGCTGCTCACGACGACGAAGCGCCGCAAGCTCACCGCCACGGCCCAGGATCAGATCCGCAACTTCGCGGTCGCCGCCTGGATGGTCCGCAAGCACACCTCCTACGTCTCCCGCTTCAACTTCCACTCGTCCATGGAAGACGACGGCTTCGAGAAGGAACTCAAAGCCTTCATCTCATACCGATCCCAGGGCGCGCAGTTCGACCGCGCCGGCCGGCTGAATCGGCAACGGGCGTTGACGATGACCGAGCGCCACGCCGTGGTCGACGGCGACGTCTTCTGGCATCTCCTCCGGACCGGAGAGGTGCAGCTCATCGAGGGCGATCTCGTCTGGACGCCGAACGATCTGCCCGCGCAATACAGCGCCGACCGCTACAACTGGGTCCACGGCATCGACGTGGACGCGGCGACCAAGCCCCGCCGCTACTGCCTCTGTACGCGCGACGGCAGCTCGCGACGATTCGGCATGATCGCCCAGGCGCAGAACATCCTCCACCGCGCGTATTTCCCGCGCGCGAACACCGTGCGCGGCGTGTCTCCCCTCTCCTCCGCCCTCAACACCCTGCAGGACCTCTACGAGGGATTCGACTACCAGCTCATCAAGGCCAAGCTCCACGCGCTCTTTGGCGTGGCGATCCTCAGCGACGGCATCCAGGGCGCCGCCGGATTCGACATCAGCGAGACCGTCACCGAAGGCGAGGAATCGTCCGCCGACGCGGACGACGTCACGCACGAGATCAAGCGGCACTACATGAAGCCCGGCGCGGCGAGCGTGCTCACGCTGCCGGCGGGCACGTCCATCGAGACCTTCGAATCGAAGACCCCCTCCGGCGAGTTCCGCGACTTCTCCGAGCTGATGATGCAGATCGGCATGCTCGCGATCGACCTGCCCTACATCTTCTTCAACGCCAAGGACGGGAGCTTCTCCATTCATCGGACCGCCCGCCTCGAATACGAGAAATCCTGCAAGGACAAGCGCGACGAGAATATCTCGCTGCTCGACCGCTGGACGCTGCGTCAACTCATGATCGGCATCGAGGACGGAACGTTCTCGCTGCCCTCCCGCTGGACGCTCGATGACGTGCTCTGGGAATGGGTGCCCGAGTCGACCCCCTGGTTCGACGAGATGGACGAGATCGACGCCGCGCTCGCCGGCATCGGCGGCGGCATCGTCGACCCCTACAAATGGCTCAAAGAGCGCACCGGGCAGGACGGCGACCAGGTCCTCGAGAACATCGCCAAATTCCAGAAGAAGGCCGAGGACCTCGGCCTGCAGCTCGTCTGGGCGCGCGCCCCCATCACCCTCACCGCGTCCACGCAACCCACACGAAAGGACCGCGACCAATGAGCAAAGACCCGTCCCCGCGCCGCCTCAATATCTCGCGCGCCCTGGCCGGCCGTCTCACGCGGCCCTACGCCATGCGCCGCGCCGACATGCACAGCCTCTTCATCAGCGCGTTTCAGGAGACGCCGTCCGATCTCTATCTCAACGACGACGATCTGGGGACCGAGGATCCGCAGCCGCTGAACGTCGTCAACGGCGTCGCCGTCATCACGATCCAGGGCGTCATGATGAAGGGCGCGCCGCGCTACTACGTCGAAATGGGCTACGCGACCGACACGGACAACGTGCGCGAGCAGGTCCTTATGGCGCTCGCGGACAACTCCGTCAATGCGATCCTCATGCCGATCTACAGCCCCGGCGGCGAGGTCTACGGACTTGATCAACTGGCCGACGCCGTATTCCAGGGCCGCGCGTCGAAACCGATCCACGCCTACATCGAGGACCTCGGCGCCTCGGCGGCCTATCTCGTCGCCAGCCAGGCGACGACGATCAGCGCGAACCGCACGGCCATGATCGGCTGCATCGGCACCTACGTCATGATCGAGGATATCAATCGGTGCCTGATGGACATGGGCATCGACACGCGCATCGTCTCCAGCGGGCTTCTCAAGGGCGGCGACGCAGGCGGCTCCATCATCACCGAGGCCATCCTGGCCGACGAGCAGCGCCTCATCAACGGCTTCTCCGCCGACTTCATCAAGGCCGTCGCGCGCGGACGCATGATCCCGGAAGAGACCGCGCAAGCCTGGGCGACCGGGCAGGTCTGGATCGGCGAGAGCGAGGCCCTGCCCATGGGACTGATCGATTCGTTAGGAACGCTCGACGCGGCGCTGGGCCGCGCCGTTTCTTCAGGCACTGGCCGGGGCGCGAACCCGGCCGAATCAGAGGAAGGAGACCAGGCCATGAATATCTTTGGCCGGCGTAAGACGGGCTCCGCCGAATCGGCCGAGGACACCCAGGCCGTTGGTTCGGAGGAGCAGGATCAGGAACAGGTCGGCGAGACCGGCGCATTGCAGGTCACGATCGAACCGCAGGAAGCCGTGGACGCGGGCGCGCAGTTCTCCGTCGACGACGGAGAGCCGCTCGACAGCGGAACCACGGTCGAAGGCCTGGCCCCCGGAGATCACGGGGTGAGCTACACCGAAGTCGAAGGCTTTGTCGCCCCCGGCGATGAAGTCGTCGCCGTGGTCGCGAACGAGACCACGCAGCACACGGCCGAATACGGCCCTGTCGAAGAGGACGAGGCCGAACCACCCGAAGGCGAACCCACGGAAGGCGAGCAGGCGCAGGCGGGCATGACCCCCGCGCAGGCCCTTCAACTCGCCCAGACGATCGGCGCGGAAAAGGCCCTCGAGGCCGCCGCCGCCGGCAAGACGGTCGAGGAAGCCCTCACCGAGCACATCAAGACGCTTGAAGCCAAGGATGGCGCTCGCGAGCAGGCCCTCAAGGACGCCAACGCCCTCGGGTCCGACGACGCCGTGCCGACTCAGGCCGCGGACGCGACCAATCGGAAGCCCAGGGGCTTCCAGAAGAACGCCCCGATCTCCGAGGACGACCGCATCGGCAAGGCCGCCGCCGCCATCGAGGCCGGACGTCGGAAGAACGCGAAACAGTAGCACGCCGCGCAATCGCATGCGCCGCACAATGAACTTTGACACTACGTAAGGAGAACAAGCCATGTCCCAGCCCACTCTGCTGGACCTCGCGAAGCACACGGCCGACGACGCGATGATCCCCCTCATCGAGCAGTCGGTCCAGTCCAACCCGGAACTGCGCGTCATCCCCGCGATGCCGATTTCGGGCCAGTCCTTCAAATGCCTCATCCGCACCTCCGTCCCGACCGGCGGATTCCGCAACGCCAACGAGGGCGCCGCCGCGGTCAAGTCGACCTGGGCGAACAAGCTCATCGAGGCGTTCATCCTCGACCGGGCGATCGAAGTTGACAAGGCCGTCGCAGACGTACATCCGCGCGGCGCGGCCTATTACATCGCCCTCGAGGGCGCCGGTCTGCTGGAAGGCCAGTTCCGCGCTGCCTGCTCCCAGTTCTACTACGGCACGGAGAGCGAAGTGGCCTCCTCCGCCGCAAGCAATGCGAGCAAGGGCTTCCCCGGCCTGATCGAGCTCTACGACTCGACGAACATGGTCGTGAACGCAGGAGGCTCCGGCTCCGACTGCTCATCCGTCTGGCTGCTCGCCACTGGCGACACGAAGGTCCAGTGGGTCGTCGGACAGGACGGCGAGATGACGCTCGGGGATCTGCAGGAGGACGTGCGGCTCACCGACGACGACGGCCTGCCGTACAACGGCTATCGCCAGCCGATGCTCGTCTTCCTCGGCGCCCAGCTCGTCAATCCGAACAGCATGGTCCGGATCAAGAACATCGAGCCGGACAACAAGCTCGACGACGATGACCTCTACGCCGCGCTCGAGCTGTTCCCGACCGGCATCGTCCCCAACGTCATCCTGATGACACGGCGGTCCAGAGGCTACCTCCGCCAGAGCCGCACGGCGACGAACGCCACCGGAGCGCCCGCTCCGATCCCGACGGAGTTCGAGGGCATCCCGATCGAAGCGACGGACGCCATCAGCGACGCGGAGACCAACGACTAACCGGATCAGGGGGACGGCGCGCGCCGTCCCCCGCCCGGCTGGACCTTTGCAGGAGATTGACTCATGTCCAACGAATCCACTTTCCGCAAGCAGGACGCGGAACTCAACGAGACGATCGCCCTCGCCGAGAGCGACGGCGCCGTCTACACGACCGGCATCGACCTCGGCGCGACCGCCGATGACGACGCCCGCCTGGCCGGCATGGAGCTGGAGGTCCGCGCCCCCGTGCTCGACGCAACGGAACTGCCCGTCGGCGGCACAGTGACCTACGTCGTGCAGCACTCCACAGCCCTTGCGAGCGGCTATGCGAGCCTCTACGGCACGGTGCTGACACAGACGGCCGTCGCCAGCGTGGGAGGCGCGGCCGCCGCGACGAAGCGTGTCCGTCTACCCTCCGACTGCAATCGTTACGTCCGCCTTGCGGCCACAACCGCAAGCGCGGGCGACTGCTCGGACAGCGACGCCGAACTGCGCCTGCTCACCTAGAGAATTCGGCCGGCACGGTCCTCGGCGGTTGTCGAGAACTCGCGATTAGCGAGCGACGCCGTCGAGGACCGCCACCTTGAGACTTTACAGCCTCCAATCTACAGCTTGAGAGAGAAGAATGAACGTCGTTGTCGCCACAAAGAACTGCCGCGAGTGCCGCGAGCTGAGAAAGCTCCGTCGCGCTCAACCGGGCACGAAGGTCGTCGACTACGAGGACCTCGCCCGCCTCGTCTGCCCCGTGCCGCCCGGCCGCCGCGATCTCAGCCAAGCGCCACAGCCTGAAGACACCTCACCCCACAACGTCATGGTGAAGATCCCGCCCGCGCCGGAGATCTCCCTCGAGATGTTCTTCGCGCTTTTCGGCCAGGGCCTGGCCGCGCCGATTCCCGAGTTCGGCAACGGCGTCCCGACGGATCGCCAGTGCCTCCTCAGCCTCTGCCGCACGTTTCGGCCTCGGCGCGTGATGGAGATCGGCGTGCGCTACGGAGCCACGGCGTATCTTCTCCTGCGCGAATGCCCCTGGATCGAGGAGTACTGGGGCGTCGATTGCGGCCCCGAATACAAAATGGGAATCCCCACTCAGCACGGCGAGCACCCCGACTGCGTGGGCCACGACGGCATCGACGCCACGCAGGAACACGCCGTCTGGCGCGAGAAGGATACGGCCTGCGGCAAGTGGGTCGACGATCCACGCTTTGTCCTGAAAGTTCTGCCGAACGGCTCGCACGACATCGATCCGGAGACCTGCGGCAAGTTCGATGTGATCTTCGTCGACGGAGATCATTCGCGCCCTGGCGTCTGGTTCGACAGCAAACTCGCCCGGCAGATCGTCCGCCGCCCGGGGGGCGTCATAGCCTGGCACGATTACAAGCGCGGGAATCCGGACCCCGGCGCCGGAGCCGCGCACGATGTTGTTGATTTCCTGAATCGCCGCGAGCGCCGGAAGATTCATAAAATACAAGGGACATGCCTGGCGTTCAAAATCACCGAGGAAACCGACAATCATCTGCCCTGCAGCACGTTCAAAGCGATCCATATTCCCGACTCGCCCGTCCAGTTCAATTCCTCCATTGCCGCCGCCGTTCGAGAGCCTCACGGCAAGCCGACCGGCTATCTCGTCGCCCTGCGCCGCGATTATAAGCTGCCGGGCTCCATGGGCCTCGCCTTCGTTGACGAGGACTTCGAGGCCGCGTCCGACACGCTGATGCAGTGGCCGAACGGCGAGGATCCGCGCCTCGTGCGCGTGCCGGGCACAAATCGCTACCTCCTGCTGCACAGCCGCCTCGAGGGCGACGTGCCGCGCATCCAGGTCGCCACGGAGATCGAGGCGAGCTATCCGGACAAAGTCAAAATCGTGCGCCGGACTCGCCTGCGCACCGTCATCGGCGGCAAGGGTCTCGACCCGTCCATCCTCAAAGCCGGGCACGGCGCCGCGCCTCAGCCCGACTACAAGCGCAACGAGATCACGCCGCTCGCGATCATCGAGAAAAACTGGGTCCCGTTCATCTACGGGCAGAAGCTGCTCATCTCCTACGGGCTGAACCCGCACATCGTCATGGAAATCGCCGACTGGGACAAGGGCGTCGTCCGCCCGCTCCATGCGACCTACACAGAGCGCCTGCCGATCGACATGCATCTGCACGGCTCCACGCCGCACGTCTACGTGCCGGCCCTCGACGCCTATCTCAGCCTATTTCACACGAGTTGGACGCGCCTGAAATACGATCCGCGCCTCTTCGACGCGGCAGCGGGCTGCTATTCGCTCGGCTTCCTCCTCATCGAGGCCAAACCGCCCTTCAGAATCACGCACGCAAGCCGCCGAGGCGTCACCTTCCACGATCTTTATCCCGAAATCCACTTCGACACGACGCGGCCCAACGTCACCGGCACGATCTTCCCCGCCGGCCTCGTCATTCGGGGCGACCAGGTCATCGTGAGCTACGGCGAGGGCGATCTGCGCACGCGCGTCGCCGTCTGCAAGCTCGAAGACGCTCTCAACACGCTCGAACCGATCTACCCCACGATGGAAGAGCCGGACGTCATGGCCTCTCTGCCGATCGACAGCCCCGGAGCCCCCATCGCGCACGTGGATCGCCGCCTCTTCAAGCCCGGTCCAAGATCCCGGCGGGAGCGCCCGTCCGTCCCCTCTCCGGACGCCCGCCGGGACCACCGCCAGGAGTACGCGTATCGTGATTAGCGCAAGCAATCTGGTCTATCCCCCGACCGTGACAGCGGACGCGGATCGCTACCGCTACCTCTATGCGGCCCTGGAGCAACTCCGCCTCAAGCACAACGAGCGGGCGGGTGATTTGAGTTGCGAAGCCAATTACTTCCGGGGTGAATGGAAAAAGCCTCACGCCGCTATCATTCACGAGATTCTGCGTCTCAGGCCGTTGGTCAAGACGCCTGATTTTGTAGAGACACTTGAGGCAAAAAACGACCCAAAACTTATTACGCTGAAGAGTGAAGGAAAGGCTGCTTGCAAGTCTGCTGATTACAAAACCCTGACTGGCGTTGATCTCGATAAGGCCACAGGCACCCTTGAACTCAGCGACCCTCTCGAAGATTTCACGGGATATACAGAGGATGACACGCCCGGAAGGGCGACCGTAACCGCAAACAAAATAGAGATTCGGGACATTGACCGGGATGAGCAAGTGCTGGTTTACGCTGACAAGGGCGTCGCACATTTTGGGGAAACATGGCTTCACTATGTAAAAGAAACGCTCATCAATAACACGGGCGTGGGCTCGCAGATATGTATGTTTTGGGCGGTATCCAATGTTATCGAAGGGGTGCAGGATTGGGGGACAAACAACCGGGAGGCAATCGGGCTCTGGATTGAAAGCAACACGCGCTATTTCCGGCTGCAGGATTATAAGACGGGCAGTTCGGATAATAGCGCCGGTGTATATTTACCATCAGCAGGCACACCAGTATACCCCGCCATTGAACGCACAAGCGAAACCGCAGTTGAATCTCGACTTTATAGTGATGCGGCGAGAACAGTTTTAGAGGATACGCTGGCAGTCTCAACCACAAGTGGCGATCGTCATCGCTACGTGTTCGGATATGTCAGCCACGATCAAGCCGGACAAACTGGGCGTGAGACGGATATCGACATTGAAAACCTTGACCTGAATGAAGGCGGGGCAGCCGCAGTCGGTCCCTTCGCGGGGGCCTATCCGCTTAAAGGGGCCTTTGATCCGCCTTGGAGATAAGAAATGATCACTCAACTCGATACCGAAAACGCTGACCGCGACCTGACCTCTCTAGTTACGGTGCTGACCGACACGCCCGACGCGAGCAACCCGATGATTTGCCAGGGCCTTGTCCTGTTCGGCGACGGCGCGAAAGACCTCGACGGCACCGGTGGGACATTCGAGTTGGTCATCACCGTTGGCGGTCAGACCGTGCAGCCCTCACCGCAAGAGGTTGAGTTTGGCACAGAGGTTCGTAGTTCAGTGTGGACAACGCCCTTCCCCGTGCCCGCAAACATGGAAGTCATCATGCGCGTGAAGTCCCCGAACGCGGGCGACAACGACGTGGACGTCACGGCCTATCTTTACGACATCTCGGCGCATCCGAGCCTCGTGCAGAACCATCTCGATCATCTGCTGGCGGCCGACTATGACCCGTCCTCGAAGCCCGGCGTGGCGACGGCGCTGTTGAACGAGATCGTCGAAAACGACGGCGGCGTGTCGCGCTTTACGGAGAACGCTCTGGAGCAGGGGCCGGACACCACCACGGGTCTCGCGCTCCACGGTGACTATGACGCGGCGAAAACGGCGGCCTCCAGTACGGATGTGACGACGGCGCATAGTACGACGGACGGGAAAATTGACGCAGTACAGGACGCTGTGACCACCATTGCCGAGGACGTGGAGAACATTGACGGTGATGCCATGCGCGGGACGGACGGCGTGAACACGACCGTCCCCGATGCCGCAGGGACAGCCGCCGCGCTCCACGCGATCACGGATGCGCTTGAACCGCATGGGACAGCCATGCGTGGGACGGACGGCGCAAATACCACTGTGCCGGATGCGGCGGGAACGGCGGCGGGACTACATACAACGACGGACAGTAAGATCGACGGGCTGAACAACTTTGACCCGGCCAATGATGAAGTTGATATCGGCAAGGTCAAGGGCGTGGCTGTTAGCGGCGTGAATGACTTCAAGGCGACGGGCTTTTCCACGCATGCGGCTGCGGATGTCTGGAGCGTGGCGACGCGCAGCCTGACGACATTCGGGACGCTGGTTTCAGATATTGCAACGGCGGTTTGGGCTGCGGCTGCGCGCACGCTGACGGCCTTCGGGTTTACGCCGTCACTCCACAGCGACTATGACGCGGCGAAAACGGCGGCTTCTAGCACGGATGTGACGACGGCGCATAGTACGACGGACGGGAAAATTGACGCAGTACAGGACGATGTGACCACCATTGCCGGGGACGTGGAGAATATCGACGGTGACGCCATGCGCGGGACTGACAGCGCGGCCACGGCGGCTGAGGTCGTGACGGCGCTATTTGCCAACGCATCCATGAAGGAAGTGCTCGCGTTCGCGCGCGGCAAGGTCGTGATCGACGGGAACGATGTCAAGTTCTATGACACCGATGACACCACACTCCTCTACACGATGACCCTCTCGGCGAGTGGGAGAACCATCTCGTGAGCCTGACCAAAGGCGATTATATCAGCATCCTGACCGGCGGGTTGTGGGAGGACGTAACGGCCTCGCCCCCCACCACGCCCACGCTGTCCGTGACGAATGACGGCGACGGGGATGCTGTGACCGCTACGGTGAGCGGCGACGACGGCGTCACGAATCAGCTTTACTACAAGAAGACAACGGCCTCGGCCTGGACGGAGGGCGAATCCAGGGCCGGCGATGGCGAGATAGCGCAGGCTGGCCTCGACGAGGACGCCGGCTACGACTTCATCGTCGTGAGCCAGTCGGGCGGCTATAACTCACTCCCCTCGAATAACGTCCGCCTGGTCGTGCGCTCGACGGACGAGACGCCCGCGGACGCGGCCACGTCCGGCGTGTTCGATGCCATGATGCGCGATATCGTCGCCAGCACGGACCTGGCCGAGTGGATCGTCTACACGAAGGCGAGCGGGGCGACGCGCCGGATCCGCGCGGCCGTGAATCGCCAGCCCGCCGCCCCCCTCGACGAAGCGCCCGAAGGCATGCGCCCGTTCATGCTCGTCACCGTCGAGGCCTCAGCCGTCTCCGGCATCTCGCTCGACGAGCTCGAGACCTCGACCGACACGCTCACATTTCCGAAGCGCTACGGCGGCACGCCGGAGGCCTTTTCCGTCGACAAGATCGCCAGCCACGCTCGCGGCCGCCTGCAACTGGAGATCCGATGAAGCCCGAGATCCTCATCAACGAAACGCAGCTTGACGACATCCGCGCGCGGCTGGGCGCGGCGGAGAAAGAAGCTCCGAAGCTGCTGGCTCGCGCGATGAAGCGCGGCCTCATACGGATGTGGTCGCTGACGACGAAGGCCATCGCCAAGGAAGTCGGGATCAAACAGAAGACGGCGAAGACGCGCGTCTGGAAGGGCTGGAGCGGGAGCAATCTGCGCGGCCGCATCAGGGTCGGCCGCGTCGGCCTCAGCTATATCGATCTGAGCCCAAGACGAACGAACAAGGGCGTGAGCATCCGCTGGAAGGGCCGCCGAGAGACGGTCGAGGGCGGTTTCCTCGCGATTCCCCAAAGCAGCCGGCGCGTCCAGGTCTTCAAGCGCGCGATGAAGAAGCGCCTGCCCATCATCGTCCAGCGCACGCCCGCCCTGGCTGACATCGCGCGCGCGGCAGGCATCCCGGAGGCCGTCATCCTGGACGGCCAGATGACGATCAGCAAGGAGATCGACCGGCAGATTCAGCTCGTGCTTGAACGGGGCGGGCTGCCGACTGGAGGGACGACGTAATGGCAACGTGCGTGCAAGAGACGATTATGGCCTGGCTCGCGACAAAGCTCGACGAGCTCGTCACGAGCGGCGACCTGGCGGCAGTCACGCGGCCCACGCGCGGCGGCCTGGCCGTGCGTCCTCAGCATCTCCTGGGCGCGCTCTACCAGGACGATCCCGAGGAGATCGAGGCGAGCCAGGGCGCGAAGTACTGGAACATGCCCTGCGCCGTGGATCTCTACGTGCGCCCCGCCGACGGCTCGACGGCCGCCGTCGACACGACGATCAACAATCTGCGCGCCACGGTCGAGAAGAAGCTGATGGCCGATTACACGTGCGGCGGCAACGCCCACTTGCTGACGATCCGCGCGCCCCAGGGCTTCATCGAGGGCGAGGGCTTCGAGGGCGTGCGCGTCAACTTCGACGTGGAGTTCGGCACGCTGGAGACCGATCCATTTACGGCAGTTTGAGGACCGACAAATGAACATTGCGGACGTTGACAGGCTGGAAACCGACGGCGTGGAGACGACGGCCGGCGAGAACGTGCTGGTCGAGGGACCCCACATCCTCATCCCCAACGACGACCGCCTGCCCCCCGTCGAAAGCCTGGTCGTCCGACTCGCCGACGGCCGCGCCCTGAAACTCATCAAACGCGTCGCGCGGAACGCCCGCGCGACCATCTTCCGTTACGAACCGATCGAAGAGGAGGTCCCCGACCATGGCAGTCACGCCAGTCCCGCTGATTAAGCGGATCCGCACGCTCGCCGCAAAGGCCGAGACGACGCCCGGCACGGCGATCGCCGTGACCGCGGACGACGCGGCGTTCAACGTCTTCAACGCGATGATCCAGCAGGCGACGGAGCTGGAGCAACGCCAAAAGCAAGGCGGCTTCAGCCAGCTTCCGGCCGTCCCCGCAGCTCGCCAGGGCCGCTGCACGTTCAGCTCGCATTTCTACGGCGGCTCGGCCACGCCCGCCGGCATGGCAACGTTCCTTCCCGCCGTGGGCATGGGGCTCGACGGCACGTCGAGCTTCTATCAGCTCGTAACCCCGCCGCCGGAGACGGACGGAGCGACGCAGAAGACGCTCACGCTCGCGACATATCAAAACGGCCGCATCAAGAAGATTCACGGCGCCATGGGCAACATGAAATGCACGTTCCCCGCGGGCAAGCTCGCCCTGGCCGAGTTCGATTTCCTCGGCAAATGGAACGCGCCGACGGACGGGGCGATCCTGGCGCCCACCTATCCAAGCCTCACGCCGCTGCGCATGATCTCCGGCGCGCTCACGCTCGGGGCCTACGGCAGCCTCAAGGTCGCTAACGTCACGCTCGATCTCGGCAATGTCCTCTATCTGCGCGAGGACGTGTCTGACGCGACAGGCTTCAGCTCGTGCGTGATCGCGGACCGCCTGCCCATCGTCACGATCGACCCGGAGTCAAATCTCGTGGCGACCAAGGACATCTATGGCGAATGGCTCGCCTCGACCGAGGCCGATCTATCGCTCGTCCTCAACAACGGGACGGACGATTGCACGATCACGGCGAGCGACCTGCAGCTCATGAGTCCGCAGGAGGCCGAGCGCAACGGCCTCGAGGTGGACAACATCAATTGCCAGCTCAACGCCGACGACCTGAAGTTCCTGTTCTCGTAAGGATTCACCACGAAGCACACGAAGAGCACGAAGAACGGCAACGAATTGAGGAGGTAGAAGACACATGCCGCTCGCAATCGATCCGAACGAGACGTTTGACGTGGTGCTGAAAAACGACGCCGAGAAAGGAACACCCGTCTCATTCCGGTTCCGCTACATGACGGCGCGCGAGTTCCTCCGCACGGCGAAGATCGGCGACATGCCGGCCGAGGAGCGCGAAGCGCTCGGCACCGAGGCTGTCGTCAAACAGCTTTTCGGCGTCATCCGTTCCAATCTGATCCAGTTCGCCGGCCCAGGCCTCGAAATCGACGCAGAGATCGAGGACGTGATCACGATCACGGAGGCGTGGGAACTTTACTGGTCATCGCGTCGCCAGTCCCGGTTGTCGGTGACGGAAAAAAACGACTCAGGGTCGCCCTCGCCTTCCAGTGGGGACGACTCTGCAAAGGATGCCCCGGCCGGGACAAGTGCGTCGATCCCGTTGACGAGCGGCAGCCCGCCCTCATCGAATGCGCCGGCTGCGGAGGCGCCGGCTGCGACGAGTGCGACGCCGGAAACGTCCGGCTGACAAACTGCCCGCTGGAGTATGCGGGCAACGACGTATGGGAAGTAATTGAAATGGCCGAACTGACAAAACGCGGATTGCCGCCCGTGCATGGCGGCGCGCTGGACCAGGCGAAGAAGTTCCTTGACGCCTGCACTTTCGTCTGGACGGAAACCGCCCGCATCAAGGCCGAACTGAAGCTAGAGGCGTTCGATGGCTGACAGCACGACGCGAAAAAATCTCGACATCGTCATCCGCGCGCGGGATGAGACCAAGAAGGGCGTCGCGTCGGCCTCGCGCGGGATGCAGGAGCTGCAGGGGACGATGCACTCCATGATCGCCGTGGCGGCGCTCGCGAACATAGGCGCTCAGGCCGGGGCCGCAGCGTTCGAGATGTGGGGGGCTGCAAGCCGACGCGCCACAGCCGCCGCGAAGGCAGATCTCACGGCCATGATGGACGCAGAGATCGAGGACCTCAACGCGTCCACGCGTCTGCTTGCCGGGATCCCCATCCTCGGCCCGCAGATTCAGCGCGCGCTTGTCCAGGCCTTCGACATCAAGAGCGTCCAGGAGTGGGTCGCACAGATCAAGGAGGCCGACGCGTCGATCCAGAAGCTGGCCGAGAGCGAGGCCAAGCTCGCGGAGACGGTCGAGGTCCGCATGGCGAAGATGCTCGGCAAGTCCGAGTCCGAGGTGATGAAGATTCAGGCCAAGGGCGAGTTGGAGGCCATCCAAAAGCAGATCGACGAGGCCAACAAAAACGTCCAGGTCAAGGCGGCCCAATGGAAGGAAATGGAGTCCGAGTTCATCCGGAAATACAGCCGGGGCGGGACTGTGGGCAACGAGGAGGAGACTCGGCGGGAAGAGAAGCTGGTCCTGGAGGCGCGACGACAGTTTCGGGAGGCGGCGGCGCAGGCCGCGCAGTTGAGGACGGACTTCGCGGACATGACCCTGGTCCAGGAGGGCGAACTGGCGAACCAGCTCTATAAAGAGCAGCGGGCGGCGCTCGACGCGAAGATCGAGCTGGAGAAAAACACGCAGAAAAAACTCTTCGAGGTCCGCCAGGACGCCCTGCGCGCGGCAGGCAAGACCACGGAGGCCGAGGTCGAGCTGGTCAGGCATCGCTACGCCGCCGAGCGGGCCGAGATCAAGGAGACGATCAAGGACCGCATTGCCCAGGGCCACGCCTTGCTCATGGCCGACCTGGCGGAGAAGGCCGCGTTGCGCGAGGCGGTCGGCGCGGAATCCGCCTCGCCGATCTCACGCGACCTGGGCGTGCAGCAGTCGTATCGTTTGCTGCGCAGCGCGCCCGGGCAGTCGGATCCCGCGTGGGCACAGAAGCAACTCGCGGAGAACAAGCGGACAAACGATCTGCTCGAGAACCTCCTGAAGAAAGACCCGATCGCCGTGCAGAATGTGGAGCTGAGAAGCTGATGGCGCTCGTCAACGTCCAGGAACGCTGGTCCGGCGTCAACGGCCAGATCGAGCAGATCAATATCGAGGGCGCACAGCGCGGCGTGGCCGGGCGAGCGTTCACCGCGCTTTTCGATGCGGCGCCGACGTGGGTCGATGCGATCGACGCAGACGGCATCCCCGATATCGGGGATCAGCATCCCGACGCAAGCTGGCTCGCCCTGCGCCGCAAGCGCGTCGTCCCGTTGGGGCCCCTGCTCTTTGACGTGATCTGCGAATACGACGGCCAGGACTCTCCCCTCGTCGCTCCCGTGCAATTTGCCTGGCAAGAGGCCTCCAGCACGGAGCTTGTCGATCGAGATGCGGACGGGAACGCCCTGGTGAACGGAGCGGGCGAACCCTATCAGCTCCCGAAGCAGATCAGCGACCTGGTTGCAGTCATCACACGCAACGAGGCGGCCTATCCGTATTCCACGATGTATGCCTACTGGAACGCCGTCAATTCCGACACGGTCGCCAGCGTCTGGCCGGCCGGCACCGTCAAAATGTTGCCGATCACGGCCGTGCGTCAGGACGACGGTACGACCTATTACTACGTCGTCACGTATCGCATGCAATTCAGGTCGCTCGATGCCGACAGCCTGGGCGGATGGAATCCTCGCGTTCCGAACAAGGGCAGGCGCTATCGGGCTGCGCCGGGCGGCGACCTGCTGCGCGTCAAGGATCTCCTGGGCGTCGATGAGGCCCTGTTGAACGCGGACGGCACGCTGCTCAATGGCGTGGGAGCCGAAATCTCGGGCGGCGATCCCACGGACTGGCTCACGCCCCAGATCGACAAGTCCATTGCTTTTTCGGCGCTAAGCATCTCATGGCCATAAGCCCCAACATCCAGGTCCTCGACCCGCGCGCGCTCCGCGACATGGAGCTGCTGATGCAGTGGCGGCGGCGGACCGGGCAACGCCGCGCGATCGTCGAGTCATGGAACGCGCGCGACGATACGCCGGACGCCCAGAGCGTGCCGATCTACAACGACGTCGGCTCGGAGATCCCGCAGTTCGGAATCATCGAACTCGGGGCGCTGCTCTCGGACGGCGTGCTCCACAACGCCGACAAGCCGGCCTACAGCTCGATCTCGCGTTACGCGATCGCGTGCACGCCGATCCCGATCGCCAGCCCCGGACGCGCCTGGATCGTCGGCATACATCCCGTGCTCATCATCCTCAAGGACGGCGAGTCGATCGCCATCCGCGATCACGTCCGGCCGCACAAGAACAGTCACTATGGCCGCATTTTTGAACTCGGCCCGATGATCGTCGAGTCCGTGATCGGTGACGACTCGAATGACACGGGCGACGATCTGCTCACGTCGGCCTGGGTCGCAATGACCGAGGAGCGTGGCGACCACAAGCTCGCCGACACCGGAGGCGTTGCCGACGGCGCCTATCAAGCATTCGCCTTGAGCGCGGCCTATGCGGTCGCCGCGGGCGAGGTCGGCCGGCCCGCGATAGATTTGGCATAAAATGGAATGGCTGTTTACGAAGATGAATTCGATTATTCCCCGCCCGCGCACGTACTGGGCTCTCAGCCGGACGAGCCGTGGGCGAACACGTCCAACATCTACACGGGCGAAATCACCGGATTTCCGTGGTCGCATTCCGCCTATATGTATAACAACTGGACCAACGCGTATTCGTACAACACCTTTGCCGATCTGCCGGGGCGATTCACATACGAAGCCCACGTCAAAACGTTTGGGACGGCGTATCCGAGCGGAAGCGACTGGGTCGACGTCGGGCTCACGATTTATGAGGGCTATTATTACGTCCTGTGGACGCACAGCCACAAAGCGGCCACAGGCAAACTACAGTTCTACGCGAACGGCGTTCTCCTCGCCGAGACCGTCGTGCCGTCGCCGGGCCTCGGGGGCACCTACGCGGGCACGATCAAGGTCGAGGTCAACGGGCCGAATTTCAAGGTCTACTGGAACGACATCTTTTACTTTTCCATCGACGACTCGGGCGCATCGAGTGGCCGATTCGGCATTCGCGGCTATGAACGCGACTGGCGAGGCGGCGCATGGGATTGGGTCCGAATCACCTATGGCGGTGGAGGTTATCCCGTGCACATCATAGAGGACTATGAGGGAGAGACCTACGCGGCGAATGCGGCCGTGATCGGCGACTACGTCCAGATCGAGGACACGGAGGGCAACTACGTCATCGCGTCGGCGGCCCCCGCGTCGGCCTATGGCGACAAGATTCTGGCGATCGGCCTCGACTCGCTCTGGTCCACGCTGGCAAGCTCTCTGGCGTCATCGCGCGCATCGAGCCGGGCCTCCTCGCTGGCCAGTTCGCTTGCGTCCTCGCTGGCCAGTTCGCTTGCGTCGAGCCGCGCGAGCGCCTTCGCCTCGAGCGGGGCGTCGTCCGGCGCGGGCTCTTCCCTCTGGTCCACGCTCGCATCGTCACGCGCATCGAGCCTGGCCTCGTCGCTGGCGAGCTCCCTGGCCTCATCGCGCGCAAGTTCTTTGGCCTCATCCCGCGCGTCCAGTCTTGCCTCATCGCGCGCGTCCTCGCTTGCCAGCTCCCTCGCGTCCTCACGGGCCAGCTCGCGGGGAAGCAGTCTGGCGTCGAGTCTGGCCTCATCGCTCGCGTCAAGCCTCGCATCGTCACGCGCATCGTCGCTGGCCTCGAGCCTGGCATCGTCGCTGGCCTCCAGCCGCGCATCGTCGCGCGCGAGTTCGCTCGCGTCGAGCAACGCCACGGGCTGGCAATCCGTCCCGCCCAGCTCCGGCGGTGGACCGTATCCCGGTGGATCCTATTGCTGCTACGGCTATCTCTGCCAGCTGAGCGCCGGGGACCCGTATGCCGAGGTCTGCTCGGCGACGGGCCATATTGCCGATTGCTCCACGCAGCCGAATTGCCATTATGAGCAGTTGGCGGATCGCTGCTCCGCTGATGGCGCCGGCAACGACTCATGCCCCAACGGCGGCGGTGGCCTCCGCTATTGCTATCTGTTGACTCATTCTGAGTGCTCAAACGATTCCGTGTTGTGAGATCAATTCATGGGCAACCCTGTCGAAAAAAATCCGGCTGAGAGCTGCGTCGAGGCGACGATCATCCGAGACGAGCGTCACGATTCGGTCAAGTGCGCGATCATCAACGGGCTCATGGGCCGCGACGCTGGCATGCACATCGACGGCTGCGCCTTCTGCCGTCATGCCGACGGCGACGATTCGTTCTGCGTCCGGATGGCAAAAAGCCTTTTGCGCACGTGCATCTCGAGCGGGCGATTTCCAAGTCTGGAGAATTCCAAAGACCTGGCGACGCTTTCGCAGAACTACGCCGCGCTCGCGACGCGCGAGGAATGCGAATCGTTGCTCGCCCTGGCCACGGCGAAAATCACGGCCACGCAGACGATCGGCGAGGCGGAGGGCTTGCAGCAGCTACGCGAGATCGACGAGGGACTCGGCACGAACGCACTGGAGACGATGCTATGAGCGACCCGCTTCTGGAAAAGTTCCGGCAACGCCGCGCCAACGACGGCCACCGCGAACCCTGCATCCATCGGGGGCCAACGATCCGCGTCGAGGAGACGTCCTGCTGCGGCCGCATCGAATTCTTCCATTGCCCCGCGCGCGGCCGCGAGACGAGGCACACGGAGTGCGTCCAGTGCGTCTATCACGCCGCGGTCCCCCCTCCCGTGCGGACATCCGCCCCGATCCTGCTTTGCGTGCGATTTGCGGACTATCGCGAACGCAACTGGCACTTCTTCCGGGAGCCGATCCTGCGCGCCGGCTGGCGCATCGAGTTCGCCGACGTCGATGAGCGCGGGCCCCTGGCTGCAATCAAGGAGAAGGTCTTCGACATCGGCGTCCCCGACGCGATTGTGCAGTGGGATGAGCACGGCTGCGCGCGGTCAATCGCCTCGTGGCGCGAATGCGTTGCCTGGGCGTACGAGCGCGGCGTCGTCCCTCTCATGATGGACTTCGGTTACGTCAGCCACTATGAGCAGTTCATGTTCGACGTTTATGGACCAGACGGATCGAGCATGATCGACGTCGCCTGGGCGACGATCTCCACAGCGCGCGTGGACTGGGATGATGTGCTCTTCGCCCCTCGCGATCGCCGTCGCCGCGTGCTCCGCGGCTATAAGGACGCCACGCTGAAGCCTCGCCTCATTGAGGAGCCCTATGTCTGCCTCTGGCTTCAGCAATATGCCTCGCTCTCGCGATTCGGCGAGCGACACAACGACGAGCTGGTCGCCGCCGCCGCCACGCAGGCCAAACGACTGGGCCTGCACCTGGCCGTGAAGACTGCGCCGTCCACGCCCGAGCATGAGGCTCTGACGGACGTGCCCGAGGATGTGCTCGTTTTCCGTCACGAGGACTCTGATCGCGACATCAATCAGCGCCTGGCCGTCCACGCCGAGTACTGCCTCGTGATCTCCAGCTCGATCACGAATGAGTTTGTCCTCAACGGCCTGCCCGTGGTCGCCCTCGGCCGCTCCTGGTTCAACGGCAAGGGGATCTTCTACGAGCCGGCCACGTGGGCCGATCTGCCGGCGAAGGCCCCGGCGATCGATCAGCTTATGCGCAACCGCTGGCTGCGATGGTGGCTCTCGCGTCAATTCGCCTCCAGGGACGCCGGGCCCGCCCTGAAGCGCATCGTCCGCCAGGCGCGCCGTCACAACCGCGCCTCAGCCGAGCGCCCCGGATCGAGCGTCACGTGTGTCTACGCCCCGGACGCGCAGACGGAGGCCGTGGCCACGCGCAGCCTGCAATGCACGCGCGAGGCCCTGCCCGACTGGAAGACGATCGTCGCCGTGGACGCGGCGTCGCCCGCCTTCCTGATCCGCGCGCTCAAGTCCGGCATCAATCTGATTGCCGACGGCGAGGGCGCGCCCCCGCGCATGGGGCGTCTGCTGGCCGCATCGCTCGCCCAGGCCGAGGGCCCCTACGTCTTCACGATCGAGCACGACTGCTTCATCGACCGCGACCAGGCCGAGCGGGCGGTCCGCCTGATGGACACGCTCCCCGCGCGCGTCGCCGGCCTCTATCTTCAGTCCGTCACGACCGAGGGTCAGCCAACTTACCCTTGGACGAACGACTGGCCGCACGCGCAGGCATGGGAGGGCCGCCCGCGCTTCAGGCGCCCCGCGTGGTCGACGCTGAGCTGCACGATCTGGCGCGCGTCGGCGCTAAAACACGTCCGATGGGATCGCGTCCCGGAGCTCGAGTACGTGGACGGCTACATCTGCAAGCAGCTTACGGCCATGGGCTATTGCACGCTGATGACGGACCGCGTCCACGCGATCCATCTGCCCCACACGGGCCGGAAGTCTCTGGCCGGCCAGGCGCGCGTGCTCGCGATCGGATGCGATCGTCATTGGGCGTCGTTGCGCGGGATCCGTTTCGGATGGAACGGGGAGCCCGGCCTCGACGTGCGCGGGGCAGTCCCGGGCGCCCTGCCCTTCGACGATGCGTCCTTTCGCGAGATTTGGATCGGGCGTCTGCTGTCCGACCTCGACGATCAGCAGCACGCCGTGTTCCTGGCCGAGGCCGCGCGCGTGCTCCGGCCGGGCGGCCGGCTGCACGTCAACGTCCATGACGAGCGCATGCGGATGCAGCTCGGCGAGAGTCCATTGAAAATCGTGCGCGAGGCCGAGGGCCGCATCAAGGCCCTTGCGCCGGGAGGATAGCATCGTGCATGAAAGCTCGTGGACGCACATGAGAGAGATCATCGACCGGCGTTTCCGCCTCGTGCGAGAGCGCACGATCTGCGTTCTGGACGTCGGCTCGATGAGCGTCAACAGGAGCTATCCGCACACGTATCGCGAGCACATGCCCCCCGCGTGGATCTACCGCGGCTGCGATATTGCGCCGGGCAAGAACGTCGACCTGGTCCAGGCGGACCCCTACATCCTGCCGGCCGTGGACGGGGAGTTCGACATGGTCATCAGCGGCCAGTGCCTCGAGCACGTCCGCTATCCCTTCAAGCTGGTCGCCGAGATGGCGCGCGTCATGAAGAGCGGCGGCGCCATCATCCTGACGGCCCCATGGAATCAACGCGAGCACCGTTATCCGAAGGACTACTGGCGGATTTTCCCAGACGCCATGCACGCCATGATGGAAGACGCCGGCCTGCACTGCATCGAGGCCTATACGCGCGAGAACGATTGCTGGGCACTCGGCGTGAAACCGAATTGAAACGAAAGGGAGGTATGAGATGGGGCCGAGCAGAGATGAGGAGATGGGCTTCATTCGCGCATCGTTGCAATCGATCAACAGCGAAATGGAGCGGACGAGGGGGACGCTGTCCAGACTCTTCGTCCGGATGGACGAGAGCGATCGCAGTCATGCTGACGCCTGGCGCGAGACGGACAACAACCTGGCAAAAACAGTCAGATCGATCACGCAAGGCTGCGCAAAGCACGCCGAGCGGATTCAAGGCAACTCGGCGCGGATCACCGTCTTTCTGTGGCTACTCGGGATCCTCGTCTCGCTCGATCTGTTCCTGATCGGCTGGGTCATCGCGCACTGATTTCATTTCCTCACAGTGAGGGATTTCTTTTTTGGAAAGGAGGGACGTGATGGACTTATGGCATGCCGTGACGAACTGGGTTGATCGGAATCGTGGTGTGGCGTTCGGCCTCTTGCTGAGCGTACTGGCCTGTCTCTGCCTCGTGGGTTGCCCGATCACGACGACGAGCTTAAGAGATCCGGGGCAGAAAGTGACGGTCGCCGAGCTCGAGGCTGAAGACATCGCTCTGACGGCCGGCCTCGAGAAGCGGAAGGTCGGTATCGAGGCGGACCTGGCTTCCTACAACGTGGACGTCCACGCCCATAACGCAAAGGTCGAGGCAGCGAACGCAGACATTGAACGCAAGGCCGAATGGCGCGCGAAGATCGTCGAGACCATCGGAGGGATCGGAACCGCCGCGGCCACGGGCACATTGACGCCTGAGGCGGGCGTCGCCGCCGTGATTCAGTTGACGACGCTGTTCTCTGCCCTGGGACTGGCGTACGACAACAGGCGGAAGGACAAGGTCATTACGGCGAAATCGGCCGCGGCCGAGTCGCCATCGACAGGATAAGATGAAGTCGATCGACGACCTGGTCTCAGACGTGAATGACGCCGTGGAGAGATTTTCGCGCTCCACGGCGTCTTCGCCCGAAGTCGACTTCTATATCTGGATGCGCCAGGCCCGCTTCGATGCGGCCGTCGCGCACTGGCGCGCCGCCCCGACGTATAACCTCAAGGCCCACTACGCCGATCTCGCACGCAAACGCGCGCGCACCGTGATCAACCGCATCAAAGCAGCCCAGCTGCTGCGGCGGGTCTGCGCGGAGGCGCGCGCCAAGAAATAAATTCAGGCGCAAAGCAAGCGGGCGGCCTGTCCAGGGTCGCCCGCTTCGTTTCCAAGCTGGTCGTCTTACCGTTGCCCGCAGTCACTTTGCCCACATCCAGGCGAGGACGTTCAACGCGATCGCGAGCACGATCACGAAGATGAGCGCGTAGCCGAGAAAGCGATAGAGCTTGAGGACCTCGACAAGCAGCGCCTCCGTGGCGCCGCCCGTTTCGATCTTCGCCCGCTTGCCTCCGGCCTCCCGCCGCCCCTCTGCATCCTGCATGCGTGTCTGCATCGCCCTGGCCGCCCGCCGCCTGGCGAGATCGGCCCCGACGGAGCCCAAGGACTCGCCCGCCTGCATGCGATCTCCCATAATCAAGTCCCTCCTCATAAGCCCGTTCTGTCTGCCTCAATCATGAGACTACATCATTTTCTGCCGTGCGTCAAGATCAATTTCGGCTCGCGCGGATTTTTTTCTTGACAAGCGCGCGAGACCCTGCTATATAGTCATTGACAGAACGGGAGGAGTCAGATGTCTTTGATCCAAAATTCGCAGCATAGGCTCGTGCCGGCAGGATCCCCACCTCGTGGGCTTCCCCGTTCTGTCACCGGCATGCGCCGCGCCGCCGTTCGGGCCGTGAGGTCCGGCGGCGGCCCCTCTTCCCTTTTACCACAAGATACATTATCGGACGTTGGGGGCAAATACCACAAGATACAGTGGTATTTCCGATGTAACATAACAAGTGATTTCCGGCGCTGTGTGGCGCCGGCCGCCGCCCCGATCGTGCGCGCCATCCCCCGGCCGCGTCGATCGGGGCGTTCTATTTCGGGCTGGCTGGAGTGGCAGATCAAACGGCGGGCACTGACAAATGAGGAGGCATCATGACGCAGGGTCATACGCAGGCGATGGGTGCGGCGGTGCGGCCGGGGTCGATGCGGACGCCGCTCGAGGAGGATAAGGCCTTCGGGACGGATCATCGGCAACGTCCGCACAAGACGTGCCGGGCGTGCGGGACGCCGCTGCATTGCGAGGCGAGCAGACGCGCGGGCTTCTGCCGCGTGTGCCGGCCGCATGCCCGGAAGAAGCTGCCAAAGCAAGGCAGCCGGCGGAAGAGGCGAAAACGGACAGGCGCCCCGGGCGCTCCGATGAGCCCGGATGAGGTCAAGTCGCTGCGTGTGGCGGCCGGCCTGCGGCAGATTGATCTGGCCGAGCGGATGGGGGTGAGTCAGTCGGCGGTGGCTTTCTGGGAGACGGGCCGCCGCACGATCGACGCTGAGGACGCGCAGCGGCTGCGCGAGATCTGCGAGGAGGCGAATCATGTCAATGTCAACAAAGCAAGCTGAGGTCCTGGAACGTTGTGAGGATTGCGGGGCGATGGAGACGATCGGGTCGCTGCACTACAACGCGCGCCTCTGCCTGATGTGCTATTGCAGACGTTGGGCGGCGGAGGGCAAGCCGCGCGTGCGGCCGCATTACGCCAACAGAATCTAAATGGCTATGCCACAGAGGTCACAGAGGCCACTGAGGCAGCAAGAACGAAAAGGAGAGGTCATGGACAGGACGAATGACGAATTGTCGGACAGCCCGCTGGTGGCCCCGTCGTACAATCACACGTCTGAGGACCGGGCGGCGATGGGGATCGCGGGCGCGATCTGCATGCTGGGCGCGCTGGCGCTCTTGATCCTCGCTGCGTGCGGCGTGATCTGAACGAGCGGCGAGTCGTGAGTGGTGAGTAGTGAGTTTTGGAATTCAAGGAGGGAGGGGTACATATGCGAAATAGCACAATCATAATCATAGGTGAAGATCATGAGGGCAGGTGCCTGACGTGTGGCGCTCAGACGTTTTTGACCGTGGCTCGTTGTTGGGCGGTCGACACAGAAGGCGAGGCCGAACGACGTGGGCTCGAGGAGGACGAGATTCCGCAGGCGCTTGAAATAGACGATGAGGTGTCGGCCCACATTTGTGAGAAGTGCAATCAGATTACGGCGTTGTTTTTTCACGCCGCAAGACGGAAGGAACCATCATGAAGGTGATTGGGATTATGGGGAAGGCGGGCTCGGGGAAGAATACGGTGGCGGGGATTTTAGCCGCGACGCTGGTCGACCAGGGCTTTTCGGCGAT